CCAAAATTATTGGATTCCAACTTCTACTATGAAGGCGTGTCATGGTTTTATTGACATGTATACCAATTCAGCAGTTATTCCAATGTGGTCAGATTTTCAGCTAAAGATTGAAAATAATCTTTCCTATATGTGGTATTTTTCGGATAAAAAATCTCTACTGACTCAGCATCCAAATCCACAGTTTGGTGAACTCTTTTCAGAAGGAAATCACTTTAACCGAAAATTTAATACACCTTGGATAGTTGCTTGTAAAGAAGATGTGAAGTTTAGTATGGAGCCAATGTTCTACAATTTCAAGATACCTAATGAATACCATATCATGCCTGGAGTTGTAGATTTTAAAAATCAACATGGCGTTAATATCAACATGATGATAGAACTAAAGCCACAAATTGTTTCCATGGAAGTTGGCCAACCACTCGTAAGGATTCGTCCTTTTTCGGAACGTGAATTGGAAATTAAAACACATCTTGTTGATGAAAGAGAATTGGATTTGATTTTGATGAAAACACAAATTCCCGTTTTTCATGGAAAATATAAAAAAGTTAAAGACCACAAAGAAAAAACAGAATCTAAATGTCCGTTTGGATTCGGAAAGTAAATTATGATTGAAAAGCTATATTTGGATATGGATGGCGTACTGTGTAACTTTGAGCGCCGATACTTTGAACTGTATGGAGAATTGCCCGGTTCGATGCGAGATAAGAAAGAATTCTCAAGTCACTGGGAAGATTTCATTATGACCAAACAATTTGAAACTCTCGATATGTGGCCAGGCGGTAAAAAATTAATTCTGTATGCAGAATCACTTAGCATTCCTGTTGAGATTCTTACCTCATCTGGTGGAAACAAATTCTATGACAAAGTAGCCGAACAGAAAAAAGTTTGGTTACAAACTAAAGGAATTGAATTTCCTTGCAATGTGGTATCTGGTCGCAAGAACAAAGCGAACTATGCTACACCTAAAACTATTCTGGTTGATGATACCGCTGATGTTATTCAGGCATTTAATGCCGCTGGCGGAATCGGTATTCTTCATAAAGAAATCGGCAATACTCTGATGTTGCTGGAAAAGCTCTTGACTTGAGCCTATATACATGATATAATGCATATCGTGGATAAAACTATACAACGTAATACAACTTATACAAGGAAAATACTATGTCTTTCGCAAATCTAAAACGCAACCGTGACAGCTTGGACAAACTTACCAAAGCTATTGAGAGCACCACACAAACTGCTGAGGCTGGCTCTAAAGATGACACCCGATTCTGGCAACCAACTGTAGACAAATCCGGTAACGGTATGGCTACTATTCGCTTTCTGCCTGCCCCAGGTATTGATGGTGAAGATGGTCTTCCATGGGTTCGTAAATTCGACCACGGTTTCCAGGGGGCCGGTGGTTGGTTCATTGACAACTGCTTAACAACTCTTGGCGAGAAGTGTCCAGTATGTGAGCACAACAGCACACTATGGAATTCAGGTGTTGAAGCCAATAAAGAAATCGTTCGTAAACAAAAGCGCCGTTTGAGTTATGTCGCTAACATTTATGTCGTTTCTGATCCTGCACATCCAGAAAATGATGGTACCGTTCGTCTGTTCAAATTCGGTAAGAAAATCTTTGATAAGATTACTGAAGCAATGAATCCAGAATTCGCTGACGAAACACCATTGAATCCATTTGACTTATGGGATGGTGCAAACTTCAAATTGAAGATTCGTAATGTTGAAGGTTACCGCAACTATGATAAATCTGAGTTTGCTGGTATTTCAGCCCTATTTGATGATGATTCAAAATTGGAGAAAATTTACTCCGAGGAACACTCACTGAAAGAATTCATTGATAAGAAGAATTTCAAGCCATACGAACAATTGAAGGCTCGCCTAGATAAAGTTCTTGGCTTTGAAGGTGATATTGTTCCTGCAACACGGGCTGAAGATGTTGAATTGCCAACACCTGTTGCGAGAAGCGTAAAACCAACCGCACCTGTTGCGGCTAGTACTGATGATGACTTGGATTATTTCAAGTCTCTAGCAGAAGAGTAAAATAAGAAACCCACCGAAAGGTGGGTTTTTGTTACATAATAAAAGTTCTACTCATTACCTTTATGAATTCAGAATCAGAAGTATCCGCAAATGCTATAGGAACACCAGAATTTTGTTTATTGGCAGCCTGTTGTGCTGGTGCTTGAACAACTACAGTTTCAGGTTTTTTAGCTAGTGCAGAATCTCTCGTACTTGTAACATCATTGCTTGCTTGAGTTAAGGCTGTACCCTTATTACTTGGTGCATTAGCTAATTCTGTAGCATGTGGATTTTCATTTCGTTTTAATCTTCCAGCCAAAGTCGATTCAAATTCACCAACTTTAAGTTTGTAGAGTTCTGGATTATTACCAATTTTATAACCTTTAGCCGACATTGCATCTGCAACTGACATATTTGGATCTTTTGCAATAGCTTCATGCACGGCTTTAGTTCCCCCAGCACCAATGTAATGCGACATGTACATATTTCCTGGAGTTGTAGGAATACCCATCTTTTTTAAAGAATTTTCATTTTGAGAAATTAATTTTTCATTTAATTTATCTTGCACTTCAGGAGTAAATTTGGTAGTTTTAGGATCCAAACCAGCCTGTTGAGCTAAGCCAGTTAAAGTTGAATTCATAAATTGATATTTACCAACTGCACCATTTGCACCTCTAGTTTTTTGATATGCATAAACTTCTTCCAATGTCATATCAGTAAGTGATTTTCCAGTTTTTTCTTTTGCAGTATCTGTCCATGTACCATTTTTCAGTTTTCTATCTCCAAAAGATACATTATAATTGCCACCCGATTCTGAACCACCAATTTGTTGTGCTAAACTTGTTGGTGCACCACCAATTTGTTGTGCTAAACTTGTTGGTGCACCACCAATTTGTTGTGCTAAACTTGTTGGTGCATTAGGTGATGTTATTACGGGAGCAGAAGTCACTGGTTCTTTCACTGGTGCATTTTTTCCTTTTGACCAGTGTTCAAGTTGTTCTTTAGTATAGCCTTCTGTAGTGTAAACTTCAGGTCCAGCTTTCAACATTTCGCTGGCAGTTCCTGGGTTCATTTTTGGTGCAGTTTGTGATGATTTATCTGCTTTAGTCTCAGTAACAATCTTAGTAACTGAGGCGTTAGCGTCCTCAATTTTGTTGGTAATTGGATCATACCCACCAAGTGTTTTTCTAGATTCTTGTTGGAAATTTGGACGATTAATTCTTTTGAGTTCGGCTTCTTCCTCATCAGATAAGGCACCTTGTTCTTTCTTTTTCTTAGCCAATTCTAAGTAACGATTTTTTTCGGCATCATAATCTCCTCGCATATACGCAAGAATAGCCGCCGCAGATGCTATACCAGCTAAAGCTAAAAATACCGGATTAGTAGCAATCATACCAGCAATTCTAAAAATACCAGATAAAGTATCTTTAGCTATACCCACAACTTTCATAATATTATCAATACTGAAAATTTCGGTAATGGTTTTAAGTGCGCCACTAACAACAGAACTCAGCATATCCGGAATTTTTGATAGTATGCTTTTTAGACCAACAAATAAGATAGTTCCATATTCCAACAATTTACCAACGAAACCTTTTTTCTCTTTTTCATCATCTTTTGGTTTTTCACCTATCTTTGTAGGTTTACTTTTCTCCATCGCATTTTCATATTGTGCCTCACGTTCTTTAGCTTTACTGAAGAACATATCAGCTTTAGTAGACGGAGTACCACCTTGCAACTTTACTAACTTAACAATATTCTGACGCATCACATTCATATCACGTGACATCATAGGAATACTCATGCTATTTTTTGCTGAGATGGCTGCATTTTGATTTAGAGATTGCAATAGAGTATTATCAATTGCAGGTGCAGACGCTGTAATAGGTGTTTGATTCGCACTTAAATTTTTTGCAGAAGTTGCAGAGTATCCTTTACCGAACAATTTTTGTCCGATAATAGAACCAATACCAGAACCACCAAACAACGCATTGCGTATGTCAAGTTTTTCAAGGGCTTTCTTACCCACAGCACTGGCCGCACCAGTAACAATTCCTTTAGACTTGTACTCGTTTTTTAGGATATCTGCTAATTTACTCATTTGGTCCTCTGCATTGCTTTTATACGTTCTCGTTCTTCTTCAAGATGCCTTAGTAACATGTTTACATAAAGCTCTTTTTCCCACGGTATCATATTTTCAAGTTCTGTCAGACTATACTTGTGGTGTTGCATTAATGCAAAGTTAGTCTGGTAATGATTTCCCAGATTGTCATGACAGAACATCACCCGAAAAAATTTTGGATTCCTTCTAGCTCAATTTTATCTTCGTGTTGACATTTAAAACATTTGAAGTCCAAGGTCTTCTTTAACTTGGGCATTGTATCAAAGAATTGTTTTATTTTTTCAATATCACTCATCTGTAATT